CTAGTTGGAACTGGCCGCATTATCGCGCCGGAACAGCTCCCACTCTTCGATCTGGGTGCCATCCGCAAGATGGCAGATGCCGTACTCGCCACCCTCGCTGTTCTTCTTGATCTCGATCTTGCCGCCCTTCTTCACGCAATACTCGGAGGCGGGATTGGCAATGCCGACGCTCGGGGCAGCTTCGGCCTTCGCCTCGTTCTTCGGGGCACAGGCCGTCACTGCACCCAGCAAGGGAAGGACCGCAATACAATGAACAAGGAACTTCATGGGTGCACTCCGGGGCCATGGCCCATCGCTGTTTTCAGGCGCAGACTAGCAAAGGATTGTTACCCTCGCCCAACGCGTCAGATCGGTGAATTCGAAGGATTGCGTAGACGCTTTTCGCACGCGGGCCTCCCCGTCGTGAGGCAGCCAAGTTTCGCCCTCTGGTTATCACTGCACCCTCGGCCTGTCCGCAGCATCACCACTGCCGCGCCGGCCCCACTACCAATGCATAACAGCAGCGCCGATCTGAATACCAGTACGGCTCGCGCTTCGAACCAGGAAAGAGATATGCCAAAAGACGAGCTACTTCACGACATGTTGACCACCTTGGACAGGCTCATCAGCGTCTTCTCTTCCGCCACTCCGGATGAAAAAGCCTGGCGCGAGGCGATCACCGAGATGCGCGAGATCCGCGCCTCATTGCCCGCATCTGCAGTGTTGGAGAGATTCGTTGGCAAACGCATCAGGCAGTCTCTGGACATCCGCGGCCTGAGCCTTACCAACGGCCCCGCCACGCGAGCGTTGCTCGGCCCCACCATCGTGACCAACCTGACGCTTGCCCGACAAGTCCTGGAAGGCTACCTGGGCAAGCGCTGAGGATGGCATCGCGTCGCCACTCCCTGTCGGCGGCCCCTGATCTGGGCAAGAAACAGGGACAGGATTGCATCACCCTCCGAAGGCGACACTTTCACTGTTCTTCGCGGTTCCATCTGGGCCAGCGAGCTTGAACCGATATTCGCCCATCGTCCTGGATGGACGCCGACCTCGCTTCCCATCCGCAGGGCAGCGCCTATTTTTCAGTTGCTACCCTCCCTCGCCGTACCCGACCGAGAAGTCACCAATGTCCGATCTACCGCCCCTTCCCACTCTCGCGCTTGGACGCTATCGCCATTTCAAGGGCGGTGAGTACGAGGTCATCGGCCTCGCCCGCAGCAGCGAAACCTTGGAAGCACTGGTGCTCTACAAGCCCCTGTATGGCGACCTGGGCGTGTGGGCCAGACCCTATTCCATGTTCGTGGAACAGGTGATTGCCGAAGGCCTGCCTCAGCCAAGGTTTGCCTACGAAGGCTGACGCTTGCTGGCGCCGCCATTCCACATGGGACGCCTTTCAAGAACCGGAAAGCAAGCACAACGAAAAAGGGCCTGCGCAATGAAGCGCAAGCCCTTGTTCGTGTTGCAGTAGTGGTCGGGACGGCCGGATTTGAACCGACGACCCTCTGCCCCCCAGGCATCTGCAATGACCCAAGCAAGTTGTTGGAATTCCTAGGAAAGATGGGGGAACGGAACGGGTCCGAAAGCCTCCATCACAGCCTTTACGTATCAACGAGTTACGCGGCGATAGGGTGCACGCTACGCCACCTCTTCTGGCTCCCAGCGCGCAGCCATCGCCTCGAACTTGGCAGCCTCACGCCTCAACCTGTCGGCGCCGGCACTGCTCCGGTGCCTCGATCGCCAATCGCCGGACGCTGCTGCGTCCACCTGCCGGGCTTGATCCCACAGTGATGCCGCCCGCGCTCGTGCCCATTGGGCCTTCCTGCTTGTCGTCGTCATGGGGCCAATACTGGAGCCGGTCAATCGCACCGATCGCGACGCCGGTAACGTTGGCTGAAGGAAGTGCAGAGCTAAGCTCTGCATGTCGAAATCACTCCAATTCCGGTGATTTGACCGATTCGTCAAACCGGCGTTGCAGTACTTATCAAACCAGCCACCTCGCTTTCCCCATCCGCATCAATGGGATACCCGAATTTTTCGCGAATACGAGTCCAAACCGGCCACTTGGCTCGGGAGCCCGGCTGGAATAGTTCGAGGAATAATTTGTCGCCCGATTTGTAGTGCCGGAGGGGTGCCGAGCTATGCTCGGCAGCGCCTGACAGCATTCGGACCGGTGCACCTGGCCAAAGACAGCAACCCCAGCTTGTCCCGCAACCGCTGCCGTGGCCTGGTCGGGCGAGTGGCCAAGTCATTGCCCCGTGCCGCCACCCAGCGCTCCACCCAGTTCTTGCCCTGACTAAAAGACCCGGCCTTAAACCAGAACGTCCGCCCCTGCCAATGCAGGCGCCCATCGATCTTGCCGCCCTCCATTAACCCCAGCACGGCCACAGTCTGGTAGTTGAAGCACAGAAAGCAGGTGTCGGGGCTGTCGAGCCAGCGGTATGGGTTTGGGAGCATGGCCCAGCTTGCGCTCGGGGCGTCTCAGGGGCCGGGATTGAGCAACCTCACGCGCCGCTCACAGGCCATCGCGCTGAATGAATCATCAGGGGCCGAAGTTTCAAACACTGGGGAAGTGCCATGGGCGGATTGCGTTTGTTCCTTGAGGGGCCGGCGCGGGAGCGCAGGGAAGTCAAAGTATTCGATAGGGCTGTATCTAATGGGCGGCGCCCGGCAGTCGACACCCCGCGCCAAGGCATCCTGAACGGCGAGACCTATGTCAAGCAGACGCTGGCTGACTCGAACGGAAACATCGCGCGCCAGATTGACTACGATGGCTACAGGTACAAATTTGAGGACTCGGAGCTCGTCTGGACCCTCGCTGTGATGTGAATTAAACGGTTGTCTGGGGCACTAGCGTGAGTGCGGCCGCAGCTAAGCCGCGATCTTGTGCTCGTAGAACGGGTGCCGCTTGTCGTCGAAGATCGCGTACAGCGCCCGCAGGTCGGTAGGGTCCGGATTGAGCCACGCCTCGATGTGCTCGGGCTTGATGTTGATGATCGTCCGGTCATGGCCAGCGGCGGCGACCTCCGGCTCGGGCTCATCGGTCACCGCGGCGAAGCTCAGTAGGTCCGGCTGCAAGCCCTTCGGGTCCTTCCAGTGCGACCACAAGCACGCGATGAGCATGTCCTCTCCGGTGCGCGGGACGAACTCCAGAATCTGGTTCTCGCCGTCGACCTCGACGTGCTCGTAGAACCGGCTGGCCACGATCAGCCCATGCGTGTGCCCGAACTGCCCTTTCCAGAACCCCTCTAGGTTGTCGCGGCGGGCGTTGTAGGTCCCCGGGTATCGCTCATCGTAGGAAGCGGGCTTCCCCGCCGGCCGGCACTGGTAGCGCATCGGCTTCACGACCAGCTTACCGCCCTCGCTGACAAGCACCGGGCAGTAGTAGCCGGGGAAGATGCGACTGTCCCGGGCCAGGAGGTTCGCCCGCTTCAGGTCCGCCACCTTCCGCTTGATCTGTTCGATCTTGTTGCCGGCGATGCGCTGCTCGTTCGCGGCGGTCTTTGTGGGCTTGGTCGCCAGCTTCTGTTCTGCGGCTACCAGCCGGTCGGACTGCTTCTGTAGCTCAGTCTCAAGCTGTGCGATCTCGTCGGTGTCCCATTCCCGTATCTCAGCAGCGATGGCGGCCACCTTGGAATCGGCCGGACGCAGGAAAGACAGGTCGAGCGCCCGCGGCGTCTTGGGCCGAGGCTTGTCCTTCTTCCTCAGCCACAGGTCTGTGAAGGTCGACAGGTCTATCACCGCCCCGAACTCAAGCTGGAATTTCTTGTAGTCCGCCTCGATCTGCGCTGAGTAACACATGGGTCATCTCCTTTGACCCGAGCATAACGCCACCGAACCGTAGGATTTGTCCATGGACACCAAATTGACCCGCGCAGAGCTGAACGACCGCCTGGACTGGCTACGGAGTCGGGCGGCGCAGATCGCCCGGGACGTTGTCGAAGGCGAGCAGGCCGAGGCCGTCGCCGGCGAGGCAGAGGTTATTGAACAGTACGTTGCCCCCGCCGACTGGACGTTCTTCCATGAGCGTGTCGAAGCGATCATCCGCGAGGCCGGCATGGTTGAAGACGATGAATAACCAACTTGCCGACTACGAGCTGGCGTTCAACGAAATCCGCCACCCCCTGCTGCAGCACGGCGAGTCTAAGACCTTCTGGGAAGTCTGCGATCAGGTGGAGGAGCGTTTGATAGTCCAGTATCCGCGAGACGAGCACGCCATTATCGAAATGGTCGCTACGTGGCTCGTGCGGCTGGGCGTATCGCCCGAGGATAGTCTCCAGGGATTCGTTTAGAGGCCAGCCGCAGCCAGCCTCTGCTCCACCACATCCAGCCGATGCGCCAGTCCACGAGCAATGAACGCCAGCAGCTCGTCCATCCGGAAGCTGTAGCGGTCGCCAGCTGGGCGGTACTCCTGCACGACCTCAAACCCAGCCTCGCGCGCCTCCTGCACCAGGTTTCCGAAGTCATCCACGACCTGCGGCAAGGCTTCCCACTCGTTGCGGATCTCGGGCAGCTCATCCCATTGGTCATAGCAGATGAAGCCGTAGGCAAACGGGTCCAGCCCATGCGAACGCAGGATCTCGGTAGCCCGCTGCACGGTCATGCCGATGTGCTGCCGGGCCGCGTCGCCCTTCTCGACAATCATTGCCAGCCATTGGTAAACCCCGATCTCACGCCCCAACTCTGCCGCTGCCGCCAGCTCGGCGGGCGCAAGTGGGCGAACCGCCGTCTTCTCGCGTGCGTCCGAGGTGTTGATCGTACCTGTGCCCGCATAGAGCACAGATGCGCGGAAACTTGGAGCCCCGAACGCATACATGTTGTCAGCATTAAACCGGAGGATGCCACCACTCATGATGATGGGAGCCCCAGCGCCGCTGATAATCTGCACCTGGCCGGGGGCAGACGCGTGGTTGCTGCCAAAGAGTCGGAAATAGGCACCGCGCGATGCCGAAACCAACCCCGTGTCGATCAGAATCGACTGGTAGTCCGCTCCAGGGGACGTGCCTGCAGTGATCCTCCAAAGTGTCAACGCCGGATCGATGATGTTCAACTCGACGTTTTTTGCGACTGCAACCCCGGCGTTCTCTTTTGTTGACGGGGCGATACCCGCCCAGCTTGTGATGTTTGCTGGGATCCCGGACAGGTTCGCCCCCCAGGCTGCACCAACCGTTGCGCCAGTAGCGATCCCTGCGAGCTTTGTGGCCTCGGCAGCTGTGTACCCCTGATAGCCAGCGGCATACGACACAGTGAATGTCCCGCTCGCCGTGATGGGCGAACCTGCAACAACAAGGCCGGTCGGGACGGACAAGGCAACCGAGGTGACGGTTCCTGCCGTCGCAGCGATGGCAGCAGCTACTTCTGCTGCAGTGGTGTACTGCGGGTGCGGGTCCGCTGCAGCGGCGTGGGCCGCGATAGCAGCTGCAGCTCGCGCATCGGCGCGCTCATCGGTGAAGTAGAGGTTGCCGCCCTCAGCAAGATCGGACGTGGTCGCCGCGCTGGTTCCAGCCAGGCGCCCGTAGTCGTCGCGCAGGGTTTTCTGCAGCGCGCCGCCGCCAGCATCGGCCAGCTCGGCCAGGCCAATGGCCGGGTTTCCAGCAACACCATCGCCGTGGGCAACATCGATGCCCTCGCCCGCTTCTATCTGCCGCTGGAACCATTCGCCGTCCGGGCCGCGCGTGGTGAAACCTGTGCCAAGCAGCTTAGCCAGCTTCTGGATGTTCGCCGGGATCTCGCGGATCATCTTCCAGACGGTTGCTGCAGGCCGAGCGGGCTCTGGCTGAGTAACCGGCGGGGTCGTCGGCGCTGGCGCGACCGTCGCGGTCGGAACCCGGACGACGCGCCCGAGCTGGTCCTTCAGCTTGATCTTGCGAGCGGCCATCAGCGCGTTGCCTCGACGGCGCACCCTGCAGCAATCACCGCATCGCGGTCGGCCTTCCAGCTATCCCACAGCCAGGTAATCAGCGCTGCGTCTGCGTCGGCTGCAGCAACAATTCTTGCCGCGCTGTTGAAGCGCCCTGCGGCACTGGCTTGGCCGGCATCGGCGGCAGCATCACCGGCGCCGGATCCGGCCGCAGGACAGGACCACTGCGGCTGCAGCTGCACATCGCCGCGGCGCAGAGCAGCAGCAAGATCACGTTCGGCACGTTTCGCATCGTCGAGAGCCTTCTGGTATTTGGAATCGGATTCAGCGCGGCTCGTGGCCAGGGCATCGGATGCGGCCTTAGCTTTGGCTGCCACGGCTGCGCTGGCATCGGCCAGACGATCCAGGGTCGCGCCGTAGGTCGCCTTGTCGGCTGCCCGCGCGGCAACCTCGGCCGTGTACTCGCCCTTCCAGTGGCCAGCACCCCAGCGGTAGCCCAGCACCAGCAGCAGGATGGCCAGCAGGGCAATCAGCGCCCAGCGGATCAGGTCGGCGTACGGCCGCAACGGATCGAGGTTGATCATGGCGTTGGCTCCAGCGGGATCACCGCGCCGACCGAGCGCATGGCGCTCTCCAGCGTCAAAACCCGCAGTCGCAGCCGGTGCGCCTCTTCTTGTGCCGCCTGACGCAGCTTGATTTCTTCATCCAGCTGAGCGGTGACGCGTGCCTGCGACTGCTCAAGCCGCTCGATGCGCTCGGTCAGGCCGCCCACCAGCGCGACGTTGGCGTCGGTCTCCGTTCGGTCCTTCTTCCGGCTGTTGATGACGCCCCAAACTTCGCGGACCGCCCACAGGGCAAACGCGCCGCCGGCAGCCCACCACGGGGCAGTGGCACTCGGATCGGAATCCATCATCAGGAAACCTCCCCACCGGCCTGCCGGTACACGTCCAGCAGGCGGTCCAGCTTCTGCTCGTGCTGGCCATAGCCGGCGCCAGGCAGGCTGGCCCAGATATTCCGCACCTTGGCGATTGCTTCGGCGATCTTTCCTGCTTGGATCAACCGCAGTGCCCCGCGCTCGCGGATCTGCTGGAGCGCGATCAGGTCCTGGCTCAGCGGCGAGAAGTCGCGAAGATTGAGCGTCTTGCGGTAAGCGTCGTAGTAGCGGCGCAGCAACTGGTAGCGGCCGGCAGCCGTGGACTGGATCCGCAGCTTGGGCAGGTCGACCAGCACGCGAGGATGATCGGTGTAGCCGAGGAACAGCTGGCCACCGACGATCACGTCATAGCCTCGATCGCGCGTGGGCTGCCGGCCGTTATCGGTTCCTTCGGCCCACGCCAGCATGTCTAAAAATGCCCGGACGTTGCGCCCGCCTGCTGCGGTTTCGGAAATCTCGGCCATCTGTCTGCATGCCCCTGTTGGAATGAGGACATGCTGAGCTGGCAGGGAGGGGGTTCAACGGGGTTCGGGTTCCATTCCGCCCGGCTATCGGAGATAGTCCAGCATCCACAACCAAGGAGAAGGTAGTGAGTTTTCCAGTAGAAGCGTTCATACGCATTGACGCCCGTGATACGGCGGCAGGAACTTTCGCGCTCATTCAAGGGGAATGGGTCTTCCGCTGCAGATTTGAGCCCGAACACGGGCCGGTCGAGCAGGTGCTGTGGTTAAGTGGCGAGTATGCGGGGAAAGTGAGTGACGTCCCTCACGAAGTGGTGCTGGCGATCGATCCGGCTTACAGCGTGAAAGTTCGCATCAGCTCACCTGAACGGATGCGTCCGGAGTATCAGCCAAAGCCTGGCGTCATTGAGGTTACGCACGACGGCGGAATTGAGTTTTGGGCATCAAAATGGGGCGCATCCCACCACGTTTACGCCTTCGACTTCGCAGGCAAGCATTCGTCCCCTGGAGAGCGTCCGCGTCCACTTCTGACCTTTGACGCCTACGAATGTTGGCTGCACAAGGACGGCGAAATAGTTGGCGACACGCCTCTGTTCACAGTATCACCCCAATAGAAGACAAGAACCCCGCTCTCGCGGGGTTCTTCGATTTCGATCAATAGAAATGGCTTGCCAAGTTTGAGCTGATCGCCTGCAGCACCAGGTAGACCGACGTGACTCCCCTATCCCTTCTTCTCGGTAGGTGGCGGCGCACTCGGCGTTGGGGCTGGCCTCGCGCTGCGTGCGGGCGGGTTGGTGTTGTCGAACACGCTAGTTCTGTGCGGCGGGGGTGGATTGGACCCCTTCGTCTCGTTTGTCATCTTCCTCTCCTGGAAAAACTTCAACCCATCTTACGTCGGTCGCTTGGACAATTATTCCGTCGATGGTATTCAGCTCGGTCAGTTGGCCTTTCTCATCGATCCATGCGGGCTCCTGAATGTAGAACTGCCCTCCTCCTGGACTCATCGGCCATTCCTTTGGCCAGCCAATCAGCCTCCGACCGTCATGCATGTTCAAGATTACATATGCAGGCTTGGAGCTAAAAACGCAGAACCATTCACTCGGGTGAGAAGTTCTGGAGGTAAAGCCAACCTTACGCATCCAGCTATGGAACTTATCCCTATTAATGAGCCATGCCAGCCCCCCACCGAGTAGCGCAGCATAAAACACAGGGACGATCAGATCCGCTAGCGCTCCCCACTCAGCGATAGAAAAGGCTTCACGGCCAAGGAACAATAGAATGGCTTCGGTCGACTCGACGGCCACGTGAATGATGAACGTAAAGACCAACGCCTCAACGGTCCTCTCGAACTGACTGGGCTTCGGATGAGATGCAAGTCCATACAGGATCCAAGCTGCAAGGAAGCCGGGGAGCAGAAAGGTCAACAAGGGTGTGGCGTTGGCGAAAAGGTTATCCATGCGGCCTATCTAGGTATCCCGTCCCACGGCAAGCATAAACCTGAACGGGAGGGGAGTGACAGACACCTCCCAAAAAGGCCTGCTATCCTGCTGCCCACGGTACGGATGACAGGGCTTTAACGTGAAGGACTGGACGAAAACCGAGTACGGAACCCCGAAGTCCTGGGACGAGATCCAGCGGGAGAAGCGGGATGAGGAGCATGACCGGGTGATCAGCGGCCCCGGCACGCCCCTATCGGTGCTGGTAATCGGGATGCTAGTCGCGGGAGCAGTGCTTATTGGCTCTCTGGCGGGGATTCTGTACTACCTGTTCCGCTGAGCTCCGCCTCTATACCGTCAGCCAGGTCTACAAGTTCTGGCTCTTCGTTATTCCGCCCAATCCGACGCAAAACGTTCAACTGAGCGACCAAGTCACCTGCTGGCATCCGCGTGGTGCGTGCAAGCCAGCCCACAGCCTTCGGACTTGTAAAAGTCCTTCCGGCAAAGTTCGCAATCGTTGCGCTGGCGCCCGAACCAAGTAGCGCCAGAATCGCCAGATTGGTGTTACCGGATGCGAGCGCACCGCCAGCCGCCGACAACGTACCGGCCACCTGCCCAATCAGCGCCCCCTGCCGCGCCGTACCCGACGGGTTGGCAAACACCTGCGACCCTTCCCGGATCTTCGACGTGGCCTTGGCGATGGTTTCCATGTTCTCAGCGAACTCGGGGCCGTAGCCCTTGAACAGCACCTGCTTGGCCTGCGGGCTCATGTTCGCGTAGTTGGTCAGGAAGGTGTTCATCGAGAACAGGCTGGCTTGGTCGTCCTGCTGACTACCAACCGCTCGGCCCATCCGGCGGATGAAAGCCGAGGAGACCATCTTCTGGTCCTCGACCGGCAGCGAGCGCATGACCTCGCGCAGCATCGTGGCGCCCTCCTTCAAGCCGCGCGTGGCTGCGTTGTAGATGTCCTCTCCGCCGTTACGGTTAAGCACGGTCTCAATGCGCTCCAGGCGCTGGATGTAGTCAGCGTGGTGCCTGTTGGCTGCCTCGAAGGTCTCCACGGCCTTGGGGTTGCCCGTCGCCTTTACCGCCTGCTCCATATCGGCGGACAGCGCGCCGTATAGGCTGCGCCACTTGCTGCGCGGCACGTCGCTGACCAGGCTGGAGTTGTCGATCTCCCGGCCGACCAAAGTCCGCAGCTTCTGCAGAGCCTCGTATGGCAGCTTCCCGTCGACCTGCTGCTGCAGGAACTGCTGCACCTGGCGTTCGACATAATCCTGCCCGAAGTTTGCATCGGTGATGGACGCGTCCGGAGTCAGCTGCTGATTGATCTGCTGCGGCGAGGTGACCCTCGCATCGATATCAGCCGTTGAAAGTAGCTGGGCCTCAATGTCGGCTTGCGTTGGCAGCTGAGCGTCGATCTGGGCGCGAGTCGGGATGCGCGAAGCAATGTCGGCGTCCGACAGCTCTGGCTCCAGGTTGTTCATGCCCAAAAGCTGCCGCCGCTGGTTCTCCTGCTGGATGCGGAATTGCTCGGCATAGAGCCCGCGCGCCTGCTCCTCAGCCTGCTGCACCAACTCAGCCCGGCGCGTTTCGATCATCGAGGAAAGCTTGTCCCGCAATGCTTCCTGCTCGGCGACCAGTGCGTCGCGCTCTTGGCCAGAGGCGGCCAGCATTTCCTGCCGCTGCTGGTTGGTTTCTTGCGCCAACTCGCCGCGTCGCGCGGCCGCTTGGCCTTGCAGGTCTGTGCGCAGATCCGCCACCTGATCGCGCATACCCGGACGGCTCAGGACGCCTTCAATGCCCTGGGTGTCCTGCGCCAACGCCCCTTCAATACCCTGCAGCCGACCGTTCTGGAAGAATCGCGAGGTGCTTGGCGCTCCTGGAATGGCGGCATTCAAATCCGCCAGCGCTGCCTGCGCATTCGAGACGTCCACCCGCGCATCCTGTGGAATCAGCTCGTCCAGTTGCCGATACAAGGCATTGCTCTCGGCGCGCGAGAGTTCCTTGAATCCACCCGGGCCGGTGATTCCCCGCTGGATCGCCAGGCCCGCGGTCTCCGGGTCGACCACCTGGCCTGCGGGCGCCAATGCGCTGGCAATGTCGTCAATACGGTCGCCGAACTGGGCCGCCTGCCCTTGCGCGAACTTGTCGATCCGCCCTGCCGAGCCGGGCACGCTGCCCAGCATGGTCTCTGCCGCCTGCAGGAACCGATTGCCTGTGGCTTGGCCAACACTGGGCTGGACTCCGGCGTTCTGGAAGGTGTCCAGCGTCTGCTGGATCACCGATGGGTCACTGCCGCGGGCAACCCGCCGCACTGCAGCGCTGGCAGCCGCAGGAACGATGCCGCTCGCCGCCTTGGGAACCACTGCCGTTGCAGCGCCAGGAACCAAGCCGCCGGCCAGGGCCGCTACCAGCTGCGCTCCAGTGCCGCCGCCGGCCTCACGGGTAGCGCCCGCTGCACCGGAGCCAGTCGCCGTGGCCACCGTCTGCAGAACCGGCTGCGCGGTCAGGAAGTCACCTACCCGGCTGGCAACCGTCGGCGAAGCTGCGGCAGATCGGCCAGCATTGATCAGCCCGCCTGCGCCAAGGGTCAGTGCAGTGCCGGTCAGGGCCTCGTTGATGTCGTTGTAGACCCGCTCGGTGGAGGTCTGCGGCTTCGGCAGGCCCAGCTTGTCGGCGACCCAGGCGCCGGTGTCGCGATAAGAGGCCGTCGGCACGAACCCATCACGGCCAGCAACCACATCCGCGAGATCCGGAGAATGCATCAGCTTCCTGATGGGGTCGGTCACTGCGTAGTTGAACGCATCGCCGCCAAAGGCACCCAGCAGTGAGCCGGCGCCCTGAATTACGGAGCGCCCGCCCATCGCCACGTCACGCAGGAAGCCCGGCTCCCAGCCATCGCCCATGACCTGGTCCGCGGTGCTGGCCACTGAGGCAGTGACATCGGAGAAATCCGGCGGCTTGGCCTGCACCGTCGGCAGGTCGGTGATCGGCATCTCGTCCAGCTGGAAGCCAGGGGGCAGCGGCGGGATGCTGTCATTCGCCGGCTGCTGCGGGTCCAGCACGAAGCCTGGCGGTAGCGGTGGCGTAGTCATCGTGCGGGCACCCATTGGCCGTTGCGGAGTTCGAGCACCTGGCCCGTTGTCGGATTCGTTGCGCGCTGCACTGGCGCTGCCGCAGGCAATGCGCCGGAGAACGCGTCTGCCGCAGAACTCGGGCCAGCGGCCCGGCCGTAGTTCTCATTGATCAGCCCGGCCTTACGCTGCTGCAGCTCAACTGCGCGAGCGTTGAGTTCAGCAAGGCGCCGCAGGGCGCGCGATGCCGTGGCGCCATCGTTGGCGCCCATCAATTCGGCGACCGCTCGCTGCGCATCACCTTCGGTCTGCACGCCCTTGTTCAAGCGCAACGATTCGTTGACGAGCTTGGTCTTGTCGGCTTCCCACTCGTTGATCGCCACATCACCGCCAGTTGCTTGTCCGACCTTCGTGCGCCCCCATGCCAACGCGGCATTCAGCGGGCTGATCTGCAGAGATCCATCGTTCAGGCGTCCGGTGTGCTTCTGGATGATGTCGCTCATCACCTGGGTGGAACCCAGCGCCTCCTCGACGCCAAGCAGCTCCTTCAGGGCACCAACAGGCAGCGGCTTCTGGCCAGCGCCTGCAGCCGAGCTGGCGCCACCAGGATTCCATTGCCCAGCGCGCTTCATTCCAAACTCGGCTGCGTCGATACCGGTGGCTTGGCGGGTCCGGCTGGCACTGGCGTAGCTATTTGCAGCGCTCGCATCCGACGCCCTCGCCCGCGCAGCGTCAGCCGCCATGCTGGACCGGCCCTGCTCGGTGGTGCTGATTCCACCACCACCTTCCAGGAACACATTGCCCAGCAGGTTCTGGCCCTCGATCTTGGCCAACTGCTGCGGACCGTTGGCAACGCCCATCAGCGCCGCATTGGCGCCACTCCAGTCGCCAGCGAGTGCGCGGGACGCGGCGTCCCCGCGAAAGCCCTGTTCCTGCACGTCGCCGGTGTAGCCAGACAACTGGCGCGGGTCGATGCCGGCGGCAAACAGGGTGGCCAGGTCGGCAGGAGCATCCAGCTTGGTCAAAGCGCCCGGCAGGTTCGCCCGCGTATCGGCCTCGGATTTCTTGATTCGAGCCTGGGCGATGAGGCCCTCCAGCTGCGCAGCGCGGGTTGCACCTTGTTGGTAGGCAGCGGTCGTATTGACGCCGCCGGCGAGCACCCGCCCCAGTTCATCCCAGCCAGCCATTACGCGCTCCTCCACAAAGACGGGTCACTGAACCAGTTGCCGGCGTTGTTTCCGAAGTTCTGGGTGCTGCCCGCAGCTGCGCCAGACATGCCCCCAGTGCCAGCTGTACGCCCCGCCATACCCTGCGCCGCGCCGCCCATCAGCTGGGCAGCCACACCCGCCCACGGATTGGCGCGAACGTTGCGCAGGCGCAGTTGGGCCAGGTAGTCGTCACCTGCCGCCTTACGCCCGATCAGCCCCAGCTCGCTCCGCAGGCGGTCACTGGATTGCGCCTCCTGCTGCCGCTGCTGCGCCGGTGCATCAATGCGAGCCATCAGGTTTGCCGTCTGCGCTGCGTAGTCCCCAACACCAAGGGCTGCATCGTTGGCCGCCTGCTGATAAGCGCCGCTGACGGCACCCGCCTGCCCCAGACCGCGCGTGGCGCCGGCCTGCGCCGCGCGGACCTGGTCCAAATACTGCGCGGCCGCACTACCCCTGCTGTCTTCGCTGGTGGAGGCGGCTGCGTTGCGCAAGGTGTCGGACACGGCACGGTCAGCCTCGGCCTGCCGGGCCGAGTTCTGCTGAATCTGCCCGGCCAGAATGTTGTCCTGACGTTTTGCGACCTTCCGCTGCTCGGTGTAGTTGATGCCGGCGCCAAGCGCAGACATCGCCAACGGGATCCAAATTGCCTCAGCGCCCATTACCGACCTCCCTGGCCGAACCCGGCCGTGTAGAGCAAGTTGTAGATATCGCGATTGCCTCGCCGCTCGGCCGCATTGTTCCTGCTGGTCTCGTAGATCTTCGAAAGGCCGCCGAATACGTCGCCCAAGGCGTCCGAAGTCAGGCTCGCATTGGCTCCGGCAAGATTGGCGCGCAAGCTCTCTGCGGCGCGCGATCCACCGGTGGTGGTGTCCGCGCCAGACTGCGCCAAGCTGATCAGATTCATCCGGCTTTGCTCGTCCGCGCTGCGCAGATCGTTTGCTGCGCCTTGGGCAAGTCGGTCAGCAGACAGCACCCCGCGCTGGAAGTCCTCGCCCAGCTGGCGATTGGCATCAACTGCCGCCGAGCCACCGGACAGGCCATTGCGTGCCATCGCGAATTTCAGGCTGCGGTCTGCCGTCGCCTTCTGCCGGTCCAGGTTCTGGCGGTAGAAGCTGCGGCTCGCGCCGAGGAAGTCGTTGATGTCGGCCTCGCGCTGCGGGCTGCTGTAGATCTGGTTGATCTGCTGCACCGAGCGGTTGATGTTGGACTGCCGCAAGCCTTCGGCCTGGTTCGCCTTGTTCGTCGCTTTACTGGAGCCGCCGCCGCCCATCACTCACCTCGCAGTCGAGAAAAAAAGGCGACGTCCTCGCCCCTGATGCCGTAATGGCGCCACACACCCTCGGGCTGAAACCCCAGCGACCGCTCGAACCACTCGATTGCCAGCTCCCGGCTGGTGATGGCGGACGTCTGTACCCGGTGGGTGCCCGATTCGAAGATGCGGTCGATCAGCCAGCGCGTGGCCTTGGTCAAGGAGCGCCACTGCCGGGCCCAGCCTTCAGTCGTGCCCACCATCCATGCCTGGTAGATGCCCGCGCCGGCGGGCTGGAAGCCACCGGCAGCCGCCGGGGTGTTGTCGTCGTTGAGGACGGTCACCGCATAGCGCCCGCTTTGGTTGGCGGCATCGATAAACCAGCGCACCGCGGCGTCTTCGTCAAACGCCTCGAGCCCGCTGAGCGCAATGAACTGCGCGCGCTCGTCCTCGCGCATGCGCTGCACCAGGTACATCAGGTGATGGGGCCTGCAGGGGATCACATTCGAGGGAAGGCGGGCTGTTTTCATGCCGATATGCTCGGCCAGCCCGCTTTCGGTTCAACGGGGAATCAGGCCATCGGCCGACTGTCCTGCAGGTAGAGCTGGATTGCGTTCCACTGCCATCGTTCGGAGCCGTCATAGCGCAGCTCGACGGCCAGCGATGGTGCTGCCAGTGGCATCGGAATGACCATTCCGGGCACCGTGTCCGCCGGCACCACGAATCCGGGGGTGAACAGGCCGCCATTGGTCTGGTCGATGCCGAAGGACACCGACACCGCGCCGGTACCGACGATATCGAAGCCGTATAGCAGCTTCGTCACCCCAGGCTGCCCGAAATCCAGCCAAGGCCAACGGATCAGGCCCGGGAACGGCAACACGTCGCGCACCGGCAACTCGCCACCCATGTCCGCGAGGATCTCATCGCCGAGCACGGAATCGTCAACCCGATGAACGAGGTCTCCTGATCGCAGGTAGAGAGCATCCCCGGCGATAGCCCAATCCTCGACAGCGAACGGGAAGACATAGCGGGACCATGCCCCGACTTGGCCAATGCGGGTCATCGTGTAGACAAAGACCTCGGTGCGGTCTGGCTCATGCTGGGGGAACATCAACCAATACTGACCCGCCGCCGGGAAGTAGAGGCCCAGCGGGGGAATGGCCCCCAACATGGCTGCTTGCACCAGCGGATCGATGGGCATGCCCACATCGCCGGCCTGGAAGTTGGTGCTGCTGGCGGCAATGCCGACAGTGCGCACGCCCTGGGAGGCCAGGAAGAAGAGGTCATTCGACACAGCCGCCATCGCGTGGTGCTGGGTGCTTCCCATCGGCAAGGCGTCCAACAGCGCCATGCTGGCCGGGTCTTCGTCGACCTGCCAGAGCTGAAACGCCTCCGCGTTGAACGGGATCAGGTTGCCGCGGTACAGCCCCATGGCCGCAACCGGGTTTGATCCGTAGTTCTGGAGGCCGGTCGGCAGGTAACCGGCATCGTCGGTCGTGCTCCAATCAAGCGGGTTCACCGTAGCGCTGTAGCTGACGATGTCGTCGTCGGCGCAGAACACCTTTGATGCGACGATGGCCACGATCTTGGTGTTCGGGCACTTGGGATCCTCCACGCGCCTGGAGATCGTTCGCAAGGTGGCGGTGCCGTCCTTCACCAGGCCGCCGATGTCTTCCACCCACTCCGGCTCGATGTCGCCGGCCACATACAGCGGCTCGGCCTTCCATTCGACGCGGGTAGCGGAGATTGCCTCCCAGGTGACCTCGTTGTCGACCACCGTCTGGCCAAGGAGCGGCGGCCACGCCGGCTCGTTCGAGTCCGAGAATCCCGACTCAGCCTGGACCGCCTTGTACGCCAGATCCGCAGGCAGTCCGGAGAACGCACCCTCCACCCACAGATTGCCACCCCAGACCGAATGGTTGTGGTCCGCTACCGACCACAGCGCCACGCCCGTCCTGCAGTAGCTGGCTCCTGCCGGTGCAGTGGAAACGCAGGTGGACCGGTGCACCGCACCTCCGCTGCCGTCATCGACGGGGTTGCCCTTGTCCACGCGAAGCAGCGTATCGCCCGCCCCGAACCAGTGAACCTCAACCCAGCCCCGCGTTGCGCCAGCAATCGACGCCCCCTGTTCGATCAGGCATGCGGCAGTGATCTTCTTGCCGACAGGCACAACCAGCTGCGTGTCGTTGAGGGCAAGGCCCTCGGCCACATTGCCCGGCAGCTCCACACACGTGCGCCAGCCGCCCTTCGATACGTGCCCCGAGTAGAAGGCGCCACCCGAGAAGTCCCAGCCGTTGGCGCCGTCGGTGAACTCGCCATTGACCACCACCGCCGACGTAGGCGCAGGCATCGTGATCGGAACAACGATATCGCCAGGCTGGTAGAGCGTCCCGGGCTGCCAAGTGGGATATGCCATTACTGTGCCTCCGTGCTGCTGGTGTTCTTGCTGCCGCTGCCATACCGATCCGATACCGAAGGCGGCACTACGGGAGGCGTCAGGGCATCATCGCCATCAACCGCATACTGGCTCCGGCCGCTGACATCCTCGATCACCATCTCACCTGGATTCGTCGGCCACACCGGCTCAGTGGTCCCGGAGCGCGGGCTGCTGCCAACTACATCACTGACCACGTACCGATAGCCGTTGTCCGAAGTGGGCACCACGATATCGCCCACCTCGCGGGCCACGTTCGGCGCCCACGGTGCATAGCCGGCACGGTCGGACTCCACGCGATAGACCAGGCCGTTGTCGGTTGTGGGTCGAACAAGCGTGCCCGGCAGATAGATTCGACCCGCCACCCAGGGCTCCCCCTTCTCGAGCCAGTAGTGCCTGATCTCGCCATCTTCGAACTCGGCCACTACGTAGAGATAGCCAAGGAACGGCAGCGCGAAATGGATCTCCTTCAACGGCGTCAGCGGTGCGGTCGGATGCCGGATGACCTCGATCTCCACTCCAGGGTCGCTCGAAGGCGTCACGTTGTGGGAGAACGCCACCCACACGTTGTGGAACCACACCAAACCCTTCGTTCCAGGTGGGAGCTCGACATCGATCCGTGTCCCAGGCCTGCATGCAATAGTGCGTGCCGCCGTCACGTAGCCATTGAGCAGGTCGTAGACCGAGTCTGCCGATGCCCCACCCTTGTCCCGCAAGCGGGTGATGCCTGCCTTTACCGCGGTGAGCGCCTGGGTTCGCATGCTCAATCCTCCTTCAGCAGTGGACGCACGGCAGGCGGCTGCACGCAGCTGCCGGGGATGTAACGGCGAGTCTGGTGCGAGCCGGCAACACGGCTGCGCACGTAGGCGGTGGCCTGGCTGGCGTAGTTGGCGGCATCGGCCTGGCCGTAATGGGCCTTGGCGTTGGCCAGCGCCTGCAGGAACACAGCTTCGGGGTCGACCGTGAGCACGTCGTCATCGGTTTCCAGCGTGGTCGGGCCGAAATCCCCCTTGATGCGCAGCTGCCAGGTATCGTCCGTGGGCGCCGGCCAAACCTCGATGCACTGCCGGATCTCGTAGTGCGAAGGAATGCCCGTGGCAGCCGAGCCATACAGGACCGGGTTGATTCCACAGACCAGCGGACGCCAGCTCGAATCCCCTTGCGAGATCCCAACCCATTCGAGCTTGTCGGGGTTGAGGATGCGCGGGCAGTCGTCACGGTTGCCGTCGATATCGTAGAACCGCTGCCCCGCCACCATGTCCCAGGTGAACATGCGGCGCAGGCGCATCACTGAATAGCGCTGGTACATCAGCTCATGGGTGCTGCGGATGAAATCGTCCAGCAGCTCCGGCATGCCCGGCGGCAGCGCCCCCATGCTGACCTGCACCGAGAACCCGAGTCGGCGTGCGAGCCGGTTGCGCATCTGCTGCAGCGTGACCGTCGGCTGGCCGTCGTCACACTCGCAGTTGTAGCGGGTGCCAGGTTCCGGCGGTTCCGGGGTTGGGACGATGGTGAAGTCGCCAATACTGATGTACTGGCCGGTGACGTTGAACGCGGGGTCGCTACTCGCTTCCTTGCCGGTGCCGATCGACACGTAGGCGCCGCCATCCGTCGCCACGTTGAAGTCGAAGCTGCCGGCCTTGGGCAGCGGGTCACCCGGCGAGTAGATCAGCTGGCTGAAGCCCGCCGCGCCGCTGACGAAGACCACAAAATACAGGTAATCCAGTGGCGAATCGTAGTCGGTGACCTCATAGGCGACCGTGCCGGCAACGAGGTTTCCGGCGCCAGGGGAATCGATCGTCGTGAGGTTGCCGTTGGCGCGGTCCGAATGCGCGCCATCAATGTTGAACTGCCAGGTGCCGTCAACCCGCACGGCCCCCGTGGCGGTCCAGAGATTGCTGTTGTTAAGAAGATTGGCCATTACGGCTCCCTCACGTGACGGTCGATGGCGGCGGCCAGCTCGGCCGGGGTGGCGTTCTCCAACACCGCCAGGTCCGGGCGCCGAATCGCGGCCAACTCCCTGCGCGCCTCCCCTGCGTTGGTACGGCGCTGCCGGCGGCTGCCGCTCTCCATGTCGATGCGGTGGTTGTAGACGCATACCGGCAGATGCACCGGCTCGCACATGCTCAGCAAGTACTGATCTGGGTAGAACCGGAAGCTGGCATAGCCGAGGCCTTGGACGAACTCCCGACGAAACACGGCCAGGTGATGCCGCGACTCTGGCGCCGGCACTGTGCCGGCGGCGTGCACGTGGTTCTCGCCGGTGGTGACGGCCTCCACGCCATTGGCCAGGAAGTCGGCAAGCGCTGCGAATGCTCCAGGCTCCACCCAGTCGTCGTCATCCACGTGCGTCACGTAGGGGTGTGAGCCCATGGCATAGCCGTTCGCCCGCGCGCGGCCAAGATGCCCAATGACACCCGGCAGGAAGTGCACATCCACCGGAAAGCCCGCCTGCGCGGCTGCAGCCTCGATAGAGGCCCGGCACTGAGCAACGATCTCGGCCGGGGTGTAGTCCATCACCAGCACATGGACATCAAGCATCTGGAATTCCTCCAAAGAAAAGGCCGGCCGGAGTCACCCCCGACCGGCCGCCGTCACCGCCGCCAGCGGGTCGGGTTACTGCTTGCGGGACTCGCTCTCGTCATCGATCGCGGCCAGCAGATCTTCGCGGGCCTGCCCTTCGGTCTCTGCCGCTTCGATGGCAACCAGGTCAGCATCGGTCAGGTCCTTCAGCTTCTCGGTGATCGAGGCCACATCACCGACCAGCAGCTCGGTGAAGTCGGTCGCCGGCGGTGCGTCCTTGACCGCCTTTGCCGCGGCCTTGGCTGCTTCCTTCTCCGCCTTCTTCTCGGCTGCGGTCTTGGCCGGTGCAGCGGTCACCGCCTTTGCCGCGGCCTTGGCTGCCGACGGCTGACGGCTGTCGATGAACTTGGCCAAATCCCGCTCACGGTTGAAGTAGCGAGCGCGCGCCGTGTCGGAATCGGCGTTGCCGCCGTACTTCTTGACCAGGCCAGCGAAGGCGATGCCCAGATCGAAGTCATCCACCTGCACTTCCTCAGTGGACAGCTCGGTCACCAGCTCCTCGCCGTAGATCTCTTCGAGGATGGATTGCTCGTATTCCGGCACGGTGGTCGACAGCTTGGTGCTGGCGTCACGGTCGATTAGCAGCGTGACCAGCGTCAGGATGATGGTCTTGTTGGCCATTACTGCACGCCCTCCAGAGTGATCGGGCCGGTTGCAGCAGCGCCCAGTTTGACGAACTTCGGCAGGTCGGCGATCTCGACAACCGGGCCTTGCGTGGCAGTGGCGCTCAGCAGCGTGACCCAGCCGGCGTCACCGGTGGCCGGCGTTGCGCCACTGGCCAGGCCGGGATGGCCCTGCAGCAACACGCCGCTGGTTACCGCGGCATTGCCGCCGAGATGCGCCAGGCCTTCGCGCCCCTCGCCGCCCAGCAGCGGCGTCTTCTTCAGGGCAACGATGTTCGTGCCCTGTACGTTGATGGTGTTCGGCATATCTTTCTCCTGGCCGGCGAGGCTCACCCCGCCGGCACATTGGGGGTGATCAGGCGATGCTGAAAACCGCGTTCGAGTTGCGCTTACGGCAGGTCATGCCGTAGTCGGCGGTCAGGCCGAAGTAGTACGTGTAGCGGTCGTACACGCGCGGCGGGGTGCGGCGGATCATCCAGCGGCCCTTCACCGGGCGCAGGCGCAGAGCCTTGCTGTTGAGGAAGTAGCCGCGCTTCTTCCACGGGTAGGTGATCGCACCCAGCTCTTCGTCCAGCGCATCGAAGGTCGGGTCCCACACCACCGGCACACCCTTGAAGGCCAGCGCCTTGGTGCTCGGGTCCAGAGTCACGCCACCGGTGGACGACTGCCCCAGGTTGATCTGGCGCCCCATGACCTTCAGGGCATCAGCCTGGATGGCGTCGTACATCGCCGAGCCCACGACGATGAAGTCGGGGTTGCCCAACTTCCCGTAGGTGATGGTCTGGCGCCACAGCGTTTCCAGCGTCGAGATCAGGCTGCCGGCAGTCGCCGTGCTGATGCCCATCGATGCCCAATTGCGCCACCACGGCGCAGTGCCTGCGTCGATGCCGCCGATCACACCGGCGTTCGGCGTGGTGCTGACCAGCGCGTCCAGGCCTGGCACGGCTTTCGGGTTGGCCGAGCCATCCAGATGGATCTCGCGATCCCAGTTCTCCTGGAAGCCGTCCTTCAGCGTGGTCCAGCCTTCCTGCAGCTTGTCCACGATCTGGATCTTCTCGGCATCGGTCATCTGCGCCGACTTGTCGTCGGTCAGGATGATGCCGTTGTTGGCCAGCTCGGTCTCGTTGAGGCTGAAGCCGTCGTGCGCCTCGTAATGCTGGTATGGGGCCAGACGCACCGTGTCCTTCCGGTTGTACGACACCTGGTCATCGCCGGAGAAGTTCTGGTAGTTGCTGTCGTTGGTGAAGCGCACCTTCTCGTTGAAGATGCCGTTGCCGAAGACCGTCTCGGTCTTCTTGGCGATTAGCCACTGGGCGAGCGGACGCTCGCTGGTGAACTGATCGATGGGGTCGTCAGTCGCATAGGACTGCATCTGGTAGTTGGCGCCGCTGGCCAACTGGGCGGGAGTCAAAGGCATATCGCACCTCGGAGGGAAAGAGGAAGCCCGTGTGGGCGTGGTCTCTCGCGTTGCGAGGGCGCGACTCTCGTTTCAGCGCTACCGGCGGCGAACCCGGCTTACGTCACTCGCGATGCCGGCGTTGGCCGGCTGGATCGCAATATGCGCCAGCCGGCATGCCAGTCAACGGGGTTATGCGGCGTTCGTGTTGAGACCGGGATTGTCGGGGCGCGGAGTGCCGGCGATGTCGGCGCGCGCATCGGCTTCGCTCAACGCCGGCAGGCCCGGCTTGCTGCGCTCGTTCCTGTCGAGCTGGTCCCGCAGCCGGAATCCAAGCAGCGGCCAGATCTTCTCGACAGCCTTCTGCCGGGCGATCTTACGGCCGATCTCGGCGTCGAAGTTTTCCGGGCTGGCGCAGGCAGATTCACCGGTGGCGGTGAAGCCGTTGCGCAGCACAAGCACACAGAAGGTCAGTAGCTTCAGCGATTCGTGCAGCGGGGCTTGCCGCAATGCTGAGGCGGCGGTGAAGCTGTACTCCGCTGCAATCTCGGCCTCAATGTCAGCCGGCGTCACGCGCGGCGCGGTCAGGCCCTTGGCCTGGATTTCCTGTTCGATCTGCTGGTCGTTCATTGGTTGCTCCAGTTGTTGAGCGCCCGCCAGATAGCGAGCGCGAGGGGATGGCGGCGCATCAGCGGCCGGCCGCCTTGGCAGCAGCGACACCGAAGTCGAAGGCGTTTTCCTTCGTCGGCGCCTTGCTCAGATCCACGCCGGTGGCGCGCGCGGGGTTGTTCGGTGCTGCGGCTGGCTGACGCTGCACAGGCGCAGCCACCGGCGCCGGCGCGGCCTGATAAGCCTTGTGGATGGCTGCAGCCCACTGCTGCGGCGGCAGCGTTTCTTGGATCACCGCCACCATCGGCTGGATGGCCTTGAACTTGGCCTCGAACAGTGGGTCTGCAGCGCGCAATTGCTGGCCGAGTGCGCCGACCTGTTGCAGCGCGTCCTGATGGGCCTGCTGCGCCATGTCCTGATGCTCGGCCTGCTGCCGCTGGCGCTGCTGACTGCCCTGCTGCAGTTCCGCAGCGCGACGAGTGCGGATCAGCTCTTCTGCCGCTGCCCGGGTCATGTCACCGTCGGTGACCTGCTTGGACAGGTCCGCATGGTCTGCCAGCGGGTCATAGCCTGGCGCAGGCCGTCCCAGCTGCTTGGCCAGCCAGGCCATTTCCTGCTGCATGAAGTCGTAGGCCTGACCCATCGCTGCCGGGTCGCCGGAATTGATCGCGGCCAGGTAGTTCAGGGCATTGCCCATCTGCTGCGGGTCCGCACCGGTCGACTTGATCGTCTCCTCCCACTGCCGGCCGCGCTCGGCATCTGGGCGCAAACCCTCCACTTCTGCTGCGCGCTCGCTCAGTTCGCGGAAGCGCTTCTGGGTGCGCTCGTTGGCGATGCCCAAGTCCTTGATCTCGGCGTCGATGGCGTCGGGCTGCATAGCACCAGCCGCCCCATCACCGGCAGGCTGTCCGCCTTCGGCAGCGGCAGCAGAAGCTGCATTTGCGGCTGCATCAGCGCCGTTTCCGTCAGCAGCATTGGTGTTTTCGACAGCAGCCTGGCCATCAGCGGCGGCAGCGGGCTCGCCGCCCTCCTCCCGCACTTCCTGCTCGCGGGCCTTCTCCACGCCCTGGCTGAAGGCATCGAGTGCGTCAGTGTCGGTGGCGCCGTCATTGCTGGCGACGGTAGCAGCGGCCTGTGCAGCTGCTGCGGCAGAACCGTCATCCTCGACGGCAGTGGTGGTGTCCGGTTCGTTGTGGTCAATACGCATGTGTGTCTCCTCGCTGGCGGCGTGTCGGGTCAAACAGGGGTGATTGCCGGCGGCGTGATTGCGGCCGGGTCTGGCATGTCATTGGGATCAATGGGCGGCTGGCCATCTGCGCCCATCGGCGCAGGGTCGGCAGCAGGGTCCATGGGCAGCCCGGGCATCTCCGGGGGCGCCTGCGGAATGAAGCTGTATGGGTCGATGCTGGTGTCACCGGCGCGCTTCACGGTTTCCACGGCCAGCTGCTCCAGGCAGTTGGCGATGTCGGCTGGATTCGAACCGCGCATCTGGCCGATCTGGATGGCCGCCTGCTGCAGCTGTGGCAGCAGGATCGACCACTGCTGCTGGCGCAGCGCCGTCGCGGGCTTGCCAGACGAGCCGGCGCGGATGTCGACCTGGACCATGCTGTCCAGCAGCTCGGGCTCGGGCATGGTCACCCAGAAGGCATCATCGCCAGCCATGCTGGCGGCGTCCTCGAAACTCAGGCCGTTGGGCGAGATAGCCAGTTCAACCGTGTACTGCGCGAGATCCGAAAGCGTTTCGTCCAAGCTGTCCCGCGAGTAGCCGATCCGAGATTCGGTCCCTTGATTCTGAATGTCGGCTTCGGTCGCGGTCTTGGGCGTCCGAATCGTGGACGAGATGGCCTCTTGGATACCCCAGATCATCTCCAGCTCGGCGCGGATATCGGTCGTGTCGTAAAGAGCCGGATCGATTTGGTTGTAGCTGATCGGGAAAACAACCTGTTCAGGACGTTGCCCCTGCAGATCGATCCCCACCATCTCGTTCGATACAGCTCCCTCCAGGCGCGACGCATCCTCGGGCGACATCGCGCTGCGGTCGAACCCCGTCTTCGGGATCGCACGCCGCCGATGAGTCCGCGAATTGGTGCGAATACGGTTGTAGTCCTCCAGCAGCGTGCGAGAGCGATCCGCTAGGGACTGTGGATGGCGCTCTCCGTCGTTGTAGTTCACTGCCCAGCTGAAGAACGGGTAAAACCGCGTTGTTCGCTGCTCCGGCTTGAACGGCTGGCGCAGATAGCGCGCGCACCCCTCGGCCAGGGTAATGACGTGGCCAGTTTCCTTGTTCCACAGCTCCCACACGCAGACGCAGGCCTTACTGGCGTCGGTAGCGCCAGCCGGCCCCTTGGTGAATGCGTCGGCCTGCTCGACCGAACTGGAACCGTCGAAGCCGGCGCCATCGACCTGTCGCCCAGGAACACGGAAATAGGTGGTGGCAGAGCCAAGGAACTCCGCAGCGTCCGGATAGGCGGCCTTGGCCTTCTCCATCGACATGAACAGACGCTGGGCAATCCATGGGCTGTCCTGATATGACTCCAAGCATGCGCACTCGACCGCCACTTGGATGTCGTCCGCGCGCACAAAGTCCAGGCACAGAGCATTGAAGATGATGCGCTGTGCCTCGTCCTCGGCCTGCAACAAGCGCTGCTCAAGCTCGGCGCGCTGCGCAGAGTCGTCGCCCACGCTGCCCTCGGCCAGGCTGGTCTGCAGCTGGTTGATGGCGGCCAAGCTCGATTGCAGGCCGGCGATCTCCTGCTGCAACGCCGGGTTGTTGCCAGTCTCACGGTGCCAAGCTGCCTTCATCCAGCCAATGCCCACACTGAGGCTTGAACGCACCAGAGGCTTCGCAACCGCTTTCAGCTTGCCTTTCTTCCACAAGCGGCTGACAACGATCTCCAGCGTGGTTGCAAGAGCCTTGGCATCTTCCTTGATTCGCGCCGACACGGCCTCGGCCAGCTCAACGCTAACCTCAGGGTCACGGGCGTACAGAAAGGTCGTGAGGATCCCGACATACGTGCCCGCTATCAGCACGCGGACATCGAAGATCTTTTCCAGCGCCTTGTTCTGGCACCAGAGACGATCCGCCGCGTAGCCCTTGCGCGCTTCCTTGTCGAACTCGCGGGCTTCCTCGATGCGCTTGAGCCAGGACTTGACCGCCCCTTCCTCTTCCAGCGTGGCAGCTGCGCGGCGCTCGGCTTCCGCCTGCTCCAGCTCGTCCGCTTCGATTGCCTCCACCAGCTGGTCGCCGGGACCGGTCATAGCATTTCCCTCTTTCGTTGCATTGCGTCGGCTGCGGCGTCGCTGTACTCGAGCCATTGGCGGCTATGAGGCGTGATCACCCGAGGCCGTTCAACGGAGCTCGGCGGGCGTGCACTGGCCACGGCCGGGAAGCGGCTATGGATGAAGTAGCCCAGCGCGTCCGGCGGATGGTCGAATCCGGTGGTCTTGTCCGGCATGCCGTTGGCGTCGTACGCCTGCTTCTCCAGCGCCTCGGTCAGCTTCGGGCAGCCAACGGGGTTCACGCGCAGGCGCCGGGTGCCCTTGGCGTTGCAGAGCATTGCGTTGACGCTGACCACGCGGGCGCGGATGCGGGGATTGGACGGCGGCACCCGGACCACGAAGCCGGCGGCACGCAGCAGGCCCAGGTCCGAGACGCTGGCGTTGTTGGTGTGCGTGCTCTCGCCGCTGGCATCCGGATAGACCGCGATCTGCCGCTCTCCGAACCGCTCCCGCAGCGCCTGGATCATGGCCGGCGTATCGCGCACCCCTGTGAACTCTTCCAGGGCATAGGGCTGGCCAGCGCGGATGACGCAGGCAATGGCCGTCATGTTCAGCACGTTGAAGTCCATGCCCACGTGCAGCCGATCTTCGTCGTTGATCGTGGCCAGCGTGCTGTTTAGCTTGCGGTCGTAGGCTGGGTACACCGAACCGCTGGCCAGGTTGACGAACAGACCCCGGATGTACGCCTTCACCAGCTGCGGCGGGTACGTCTCGAACAGGGACTCGATGTAGTCGTCCGGCAGGTTCGCCTCGTTGTCGTAGGTACTGGCGTGGACCTTGCCGTAGAGCTCGGCCTTTTTCGGGTCCTGCCCGGGGATCTGCTCGAACTGCTCGTAAACGAAGTTGAAGCCCTCAGGCGTGGTCGTCACGTCGATGCCGTTCTGCAGGCCGTCGGCCTTCACGCGCAGGCGGGCAATGATCTTGCGCCAGGCTTCGTGGGCCTTCTGCTTCTTCAGCGTGTCGATCTCATCGACCAGGGCCTTACCCACCTTGAAGCCCACGATGCTGGCCGGTTTGTCCATCGAGCGACAGATCACCGTGCCGCGGTACTGCCTGCCCGCGTACAGGTGCGCTTCCTTGTTCGACTGGTTGATCTGGGCACGCAGGCCCCAGTCGAAGGCCACCTCCTCGATGGTCGGATAGAAGATGTCGCGGATCTGCGGGTAGCTCGGCGCGAAGTAGCCGGCCGGGATGCGCGGGAACTCCCAGGCATGCCGGCACAGGGAGCCGCAGCCCACCCAGGTCTTGCCCGAGCCGAAACCACCGACAAACGCCCGGAACTTATGCGGCAGCTGGAGGAACGCCGCCTGCGGCTCATTGAGGGTTGGCACGCTTCCGCCCACTGACCACAGTCACAGTGACGGCTGCCGGCGGCGGCGCGTCGTCGTTGAAGCCTTCTGGCTTGTCGCGCCAGTGCTCCGGCTTGCGGTTCTTCAGCCAGAAGATCATCGCCGTGGAGTCCGGCGGGTAGTGCTTCATCACCGGCGTGAGGGTCACCTCGCCCAGGTAGCTGCTCACGTGGGTGTCGGCGTGGCTGTAACCGGTGGCTCGCTCGAACAGCGCCCGCTCCACCCGGCCATCGGCCTCGGCCTTGCCCAGCCTTAGGGCTTCCGAAAACTCCGGATGCTTGAGCTTCCACAGGGACACGGTGGACAGCGCCACCTCGAAGAAAGCGGCCACCTCAGGGTCGGTGCAGCCCTTGTCGGCGAGGAACTTGGCCTGCTTGGCGAACTCGGGCTTGTACTTGCTGGGCCTGCCGCCTGCGCCCTTCTTCTTGGCCTGCGGCTTCTTCGCCACCTTCTTTGCAGCGGACTTGATTGCCTTCGGCGGCATGATCAACCCCCTACAGCAAAGAATCGCCGATTCCCGGAAGGCATGGCGTCACCGTGGGTCATGGCCCCCGGCCGGCCGCACGCGGCCCCCTCCGTGTCGGCTGCGGGCTGTTGTCGACACCTGCCCACTGGTCGTGCCGGTACCCATAGCGCCCCGGCCGGCGCTCCGTGATGTGATTCAATGATTGTGGGCGTCTGGCGGTCGCTCATGCAGCCATTACACGGGAGCTGCCCAGACGTTCAACGGGGGCCGACTGGCAGTCTCAGCCAGGGAGATTGGCTGCCGATATGTTCCAGCCAACTCAATCGCATGGACTCACTATGAACTGGACTCGGATTACCTTCTTCGCCTTCTGCCCCGCCGCCATTGCCCAGATCGGCGGAATCGTGATCGACGGTGTGCTCACCAAGTTGGGAGCCGGCCAGTACGGGCTCTATGCCTTTGGACTTGGCACTGTGGTTGCCATCATCTTGGCTGTGGTCGCCATCTTGCGACTTCGCAGCTGGGAAACCGGGGACGGCGACTGCTGTGAGCGCTGTTCGGGCCCGGTGAGCTGGGTCCACAACTTCGGGGTCAGGTGGTACGGCAAGCAACTGTCCGATTTCCACCGTTGCTGGAACTGCGGCAAGGCCAACGGCATCCATTAAGCAGCAGCAGCCCAAGTCTGTGGCGGAGGAAACTCCAGCTCCAGTTGCACAGGCTTTGGCTCGCCAACTGCAGGCGGCGCATCGACCAGCGCACCGGCAGGCAGGTGGAACCGGATGTCATCAGCCAGCGCATCGAGGTCAGGGACTGTGGCATTGCCGCCGCCCATCGGCAGCTCGGCGTAGATGCCCATCACGATCCCGTAGTGCTCGGCAAAGAACTTGTCCGTCCTGGCCTCGCCAGCCATCAGCAGGAAGACATCGCCCTCGGCGTCGATGGCCACCATCGTCCCGGCACCGCGGGCGTACAGCGTCTGGCGGATCCGCTTCTGCAGCTTCCCAGCCAACGCCTGCAGCGTGGCGCAATCGGCCAGGCAGAACGCCGGCTTGATGCGGCGCTCCACTTGCCGGCGTGGCGTTGGATCTCGGTTGCTGTCGTGGTTCGACGTGGCCATAGCTCCTCCTGCCCTACCCGTCTCGCAGCTCGTCCAGCACTTCGGCGTCCAAGCGGAACGCCGGCAGCCGACCATCGGTGTCGCAGCTGCCCTGCCGGTCCTGGTTGCGAGCGCAGTGGAACGTCCCGTCCGTCAGCTCCCGGAATTGGCACACCGAGCACCGGCCCAGGCGGCGGACCCGGGCCTTGTAGCGCTTCCACATCCGGTCAGTGCTCAAGCGGCAACCCCATCCAGCAGCGACGGAGCAGCGGCGAGGAACTCAATCTCGACCTCAACCCGTGCGCCCTTTTCGTCCGGCTCACAGCGCTCCAGCACGATCCGGCGCAGTTGCTTGTCGTCCGCCCAGGCAATGCCGTTGAGCGCATCCGACAGAACCTTCTCGCAGTTGCCCAGATCGATGCAGCGGACCGTGTCGTCCCACGTCTCCGGCTCTCGACGGGCGCGGCGTGCCCAATCCTGCGGCCGCTCGGGGAACAGGCGGATCAGGAGGGCCACCCGGCCAACCGCCGGTGCGCGCAACCCAGCGGCAAGCGCCAGCATCGCCACGTCGCGCTTGTACCGCTCAGCCTCCGGGGTCACGTAGGTCATGGCCGAGGAGAACTTCGCGCCCTTGCGCTTGATGACGCGGGTTGCCCAATAGCGGTTGGCGCTGATCGGGTACGGAAGGATCAGGGTGATCATGCTGCTTTCCTTTGATTGAGCCGGCGCAGGGTCACGTTCAGCGCGGCGAGTTCATCCATCTTCATAACCGTCCACATGCGCTTCTGGCCGTGCCAGCCGTTGAAGCTTCCCTGGTGGCAGTCCTTGCACAGCGCCACGGTCGTGAAGTGCTGGCCCTGGTTAATGTGGTGGGCGTCACTGGGCGGCGGGGCATCGCAGACGCTGCACGGAAGCCACTTCACGGCCTCCATGTGGTCGTGCTCAGCCGGGGTAATTGGTCGGGCGTTCTTGGTCCTCAAGCCGCCGCCCTCCGATTCGTCCCAGCCATCTCCCAGAACTCGGCGCGCACCGCGTCGAGCATCACGTGGCTGTAGCGCTTGCCGATGTGCTCGGTGATGCCGTCGAAAAGGATCTGAAAACGGTCCTGCTCCATTTCGTCGAATGACAGGCTCTCGGCCTGCATGACCATCAACCGGCCCAGCCCGGGAATATCCATCTCCATTTCTTCGCAGCAGGTGCCGGACTCGCGCTGCAGGCGCTTGACCGCGTCGTGGCTGCCCATCTGCTCCCAGCCTTCGACGTTGTCGACCATCAGCTGCCCGATTTTGTGGATCAGGCGGTGCTGCCATTCTTCGCGCGGCTGCTTCAGCTCGGCGCGCACCTCGCGACCGGTGTGGAACCTGCGCTCACGCAACAGGCGGGCATCGACCTCGTTCGCCGGCACCAAACAGCCGACCAGCTCACCGGTGGCCGGGTCCATCAGCTTGCGCACTAGCAGGTAAACCGGCCGCCGGGCGCGCTTGGCGCGGATCTTCTTTGCTGCTGGGGTGAGGGTCATTGGTCGTCTCCTCGGTACTGCAACGCCGCAGCGAGCCCTCGACGAGGCTTCGTCGAGCTGTTGCCGACAGATGCCGTAGCGTTCGACTGCTTGGGCTCCCACCACTCAGGCAGGTTCGAGAACCGGAAGTACTCGGGGGCGTACTGGACGCGAGCCATGCCGGGGGCACCGTCGCGCTGGATGGCCACGATCAGCTCGGCCGTCCCTTCCCACCGGCTGTCCTTGTGATAGATCTCGTCGCGGTAGATGAAGATCACCGCGTCCGCGTCCTGCTCGATCGAGCCAGAGTCGCGCAGGTCGGCCACGATTGGCCGCTTGTCGCCATTGCGCTTTTCCACGTCGCGGTTGAGCTGGCTCAGCAGCAGCACTGCGATATCCAGCTCGCTGGCCGTCAGCTTGAGTGCTCGGGTGATTTCTCCGATACCGTCTGATCGGTTGCCCCTGTCGGAGACGTGCATCAGCTGCAGGTAGTCGATCACCACCAGCGACAGCGCCGGGTCCTGCGCCTTCATCCGGCGCACCTGGGCGCAGACGTGCTGCACCTTGGCGATGCGGGGGCGGCTGATCCGCAGGTTGGCCTCGCCGATCTTGCGGGTCCACTGCGTCACGTTCTGCCAGTCAGCACTGTCCAGCTTGCCCGAGCGCAGCTTGCCGCCGCTGACGCCGGCGAGATTCGCCAGCATCCGCTTGCCCAGCTCCTCGGGCTTCATCTCGAAGCTGAAGAACGCCACCGAGCGCTTGGCGCGCAGCGCTACCTGCTCGGCTACGTTCTGCGCCAGCGTCGTCTTGCCCATCTTTGGCCGGGCTGCCAGCACGTACAGGCGGCCACCCAGCAGGCCGTCCAGAATCGCATCCAGATCCTCCAGGCTGGTCGACAGTCCGGTGATGCCCTCGCTGTTGGCGGAAGCGTTCGACAGCTGCTCAAACACCCGAGCCATCACCGGCGCCACCGGCTCCAGGTCGCAGGGCTCGTTGTCCAGCAGGCCGCCGATGCGCGACTGAGCCTGTCCGACCAGATCCAGTGCGCTACGACCTTCGGGACTGTAAGCGGCATCGATGAGGTCGTGGCCAGCATCGATCAGGGCACGCATCTTGGCCTTCTCCGCCACGATCTCAGCGTAGGCGCGGATGTTGGCCGCCGACGGCACAGTGCAGCTCAGCTCGATCAGGTAGGCACCGTCACCAACCAAGTCCAGCTGCCCCTGCGCCTCGAACCACTCGCCGATGGTCACCGCATCGAACGGCTGCCGCTTCTCGGCCAGGTGCTTGATGCAGCGCCACAGCAGCTGATGGTCGCGGCGGTAGAAATCGGCCTCCTGCAACAGGTCCTCAACCTCCGACAGGGCGCGGTTGACCAGCATCACCCCGCCAATCACAGACTGCTCAGCCTCGATGTTCTGCGGCGGCAGGCGCAGCTGCTGCTGGTCGCCGTAGAGGTCCGACAGGCGGCTCACTTCATCACGGGAGGTGCTCATGCAACCACCTCGGACAGCGCCCGGTCGGCAAGCTTGGCGATCACTGTCTCGCGCAGCAGGTACTCGAAGTCTGGCTGCCAGTTCTCATGGCCAGGGCCACCCGGCTGCCGCCCAGCGTGGAAGTCGTCAGCCTCGGCGGTCTCGAAGTACAGCTGCCAGAAGCGCGGCGTCACACGCTCGTTGCCGAACAGCCGCAGGCAGAGTTGGCGCACGGTCGGCAGCGCCTTCTCCACGGCCTTCAGGCGCGGCTTGTTCAGGACCGTGCAGGCCGGCAGCAGGCCGTGCGGTTTCGCGAGGATCGCGTTGTAGGCGGCCTGCGCTTCCTCGGCGATCTGGCGAATGCGATCCGTCTTGCGGGCTCTCAGGTCGGCTTTGTCGCCCTGCCCTGCATCGCCGCCCGTCAGGTCCAATGCCAGCGGCATGGACGAATCCGAACGAAGTGAGGATAGCTTTTCTTCCTCTCCTATCCCTTCCACTCCACTCCCTTCCGGGGGTGAGGACTCGTCGAGCGCTCGCCGAGCACCATCCGAAAAAGCCGGATGCTTGTACGTTGGCTTGTCGATTTTCTGGTGCTTCTTCCAGCCTGTGACGTGCAGATAGTCCTTGGAATCGTTGGTATAGAAGGCGATCAAGGAATTCGACGACAGCTCGTCGAGCATTCGCTGAACATCCGCCGAGGAAATATCGTCTCCAGGGAAGATTTCGGCCTTGATGGTCTTGGCACTGGCTACATGGTTCCCTGCGTCATCGCAGAAGTTCCACAAGCCAATGAACATCAGCCGAGCCATCGGCGAGCATTCCATGATTTGCTCGCTGGACCAGAACTCGGGTTTGATGGATCGGATACGCGCCATCAGTCATTCCTCAGCAGGTCAGGCTGCGTAGTAGCCAAGCGCCGGACTTCCGCCCTGATCTGCTCGTCCGCACATCGCGACAGGTGCTCGGTCGTTTCCTCGGGCGTTAGCGGCTCGCCGGACTGCGCCAGACGCACGCACTCGGCTAGCCGGCTCACGTACTCGGCTCGGTTCTTCATTGGCGGACCTCATCAAGTCGGCCAGGCGCTCGACCTCGCAGATGCCCTCCAGGGCGGCCTGCAGGTTGAGGAACTGGCGCAGGAGGTTGGAGCCGGTGGCGGCGCACAGGGGGCCAACCAGCTTGTCGGGGATCGGGCGTGCACCGTTCTGCATCCGCGACACGTAGGAGCGTGACTTGCCGATGCAGGCGGCGACGTAATCCAGCTTGTGGTGGCCGGCGCGGATCATCACGGCCAGCGCGTGGGCTGCCGATTCGATCTGCCGGACGATTTGGGAGGGGGCGTCCTTCGGGGCGTGATGCACGCCGAAGGCAAGCCTCAATTCCGTTTGGTTTCCAGTGGTTGCCATGTGTTGCCTATCGTTGCCAAGCCCCGTGGGGCGGAATAAAGGCCCAACCCCAAAGGATTGAGCCGGTGCGTAAATCAGTTCAGAGAGCAGGAGCCAACGTCGTGACGCTGCAGCGCATGTGCGGCCGGATCTACGTGATCAGCCGCGTTGGTGATCGGGTCAAAGCGCGCCTGGTCGAGCCGCGCAAACGGGAGCGCCCCACCCTGCCCGGCGTCGTTGTGCCGTTCCCAGGAGGGCGTTGAGTGGCTGGGGTGATGGGTGTCGCCCTCCTTGCAGTAGGCTGCTGTTTCCACACGAACAGCCCGCAAGGAGGGCGACATGAGCGATACACAAGCGGTCATCGCGACACTGATCGGACGCGACGTGGCATTCGAGAAGGCGGTACAGACGCTCATTGGCAGTCCTCAGAAGGAGCCTTTGGCACTGACCGAGGTGATGCGGACGAACTTCCAGCTGGCGAAACAGCAGATCCCCGGACGGCTGCGGGAGCACGAAGTGCCCGATACGCTTTTGCCACTAGCCGAGGGATCCTTCGCCTTAGCGACAACTGCCGTGCTACGAGGCGTTGCCTCCGGGAAATACGTCTCTCCAGCACGGTAATTGCTGCATCCCGATCGGCCTCTGGCTCCCAGGAAAGCGAGATCTTCAGCCGCTCAACGCCCGCAAACCACTTGCGGGTGCGCGTGTACGTTCTGAGGCCAGAGGGCGAGCGCACGGTAACAACCCGGGCAATCCGCTCTTCCGGGAGCGGCTTGTTCGCCCATTCGCGAAGCCAGATGCGGAACCTGGCAACAAGGCGTTGGCTGCCAGCCATCTCAGGCCGCCTCCCCTTCGGGGGCTGGGCGGGATTTCGCGGCCTTCCGCCGTGCCAGCTGCTCTGCAGCGTGTGCCATATCAACCAATGCCTTCCCAACCTCATAGGTGGGCTGCATCTGGTTACGGCGAATTCGGTTGATGGTGGACTGACGTGCGCCCACGGCGGCTCCGATGGCCTGCTCCGTGAGCCCCGCAGCGCGGAGAACATCGATGGCGGTTGATGGGTTCATGGGACAGGACAATATCCCGTTCGGGATAGCATTGGAATCCCCAAATGCATTTTGCCCGACGAGCGGTATGCGGGATCATTCGCATATGCATGAAGATGACCTCCCCCGCCGTAACCTCAGGCACCTGTTTCACCTCCGGCAGACGACTGCTGCGGATGCCGGCAATGCCTCTGGTGCTGGCCAGTCGTGGGTCAGTCGCTACTTGTCGGGAAAGATCAGTAAGCCGAACCCAGAAAAGCTCGGCCTTTTGGCGGCCTACCTAGGGGTGTCCGCCAGCGACATCATGTGGAAGGACTTGACGGGTAGTGCGCCAGTCACAGAGTCGCAGCCCGTGGGATCGGAGCGCGAGATAGTCGCAGCCGCAGTGAAGCTGGTGCGGGAGCTGGAGGCCATTTCACCAGAGCCTGTATCCCAGGAGAACTATGCCGAACGCCTGTATGTCGCAATGAAGGTGGTGCGCGATGAGGGTGCAAGTGGCGTGTTGGATGACAGCAATGTAATTGTTGCATTGCGTCGCTTCGCTGCGGAACTCCGAAAAACAGGGTGAGGCGATGACTATCAGTGATGCGCGGCTAAAAGAACTTGCGAACGAAATGGCTCTAGCCCTGGGGATGACGCCCAGGCGACCCGCCATCCCCACCCTGGTTCGCCACGGAAAAGTGGTGCCATTTCAGCGCCCTGGTATGGATGCCGTCACCCGCAGCATCATCTACTCCCGGATTCGTGATCTAGCTCGTATGTACGACTTGTCATGGCTGGTTCGACAGGAGTCCGGGCATGTTCAGGGAGTGATTGAATGCCTATCTGATAAAGATCTGCTCGGGTTGAAGGATCGAATGGAGAGAGCGAGGGAGTGCTGTGCCGAAGGAATCAGCTTCGACGATGCAGGCCTCGTTCGGGAACAGGAGCTTAGGTACTGAAATGGAAATCAAGGAAAAGTGGTGGCACCGGCTGATCAAAACTCTCTTATCGGGAGTTGTCGTACTGGCTACCCTGCTCATCTTGGCGGCCTCGACAACAACATGGACCCCGTATGGCCATCAATACAGCTGGGAGCCTGGCTGGGATGATGCAAAGCCTTCAACGCCATGCAAGGCATTCATTTACGGAGACAATTCCGGATCGAGAGTAGAGTGTGGAGGCTACTATGAGGCCGCAGATCTATTTGATGCGCTTGTGAAAGCCAAGCTGTTTCTGCCCTCGCCCTCATTTCACAGCCTTTCCGAAACCGACCAGGGCCTTGTTGTGGCTGATGCCCTGCACAAGCTTCCCCAGCACTATAGGTCCGGACCTCAGTTTTCCGCTAGGAACGCCTGGATTTCGGCCGGTGCGACACTGGCTGCATTGCTCATCCTAAGTGCTATCGCATGGGGATCTTGGCGGATATTCCTCTACATCGCCCACGGTCCCGGCGCGCGCCTTACCCGCTAATCCGTGCTCACCGACTACCGTTCGTCGGTTAATGGATAAAAATATCCGTTTCGGGATTGCATAAGTATCCCGTTGTGCATACTCTTACCCCGTCGGCCCACCCGGGCCATCCACGGGGCAAGGCTCATGGCTTTCCAGCTCTCCAGCGACCGCCAGCACTCAGCGGCTCGCCAGTACGACCACCAGGAAGACCCGGCGATCACCCGCCGCGAGGCTGCAGATGCCATCCAGACCGCCAAGGCTCCGCTGCTTGCCAGCCCCGCCCTGTTCTCGGAGCTGCTGGGCGACCTGACCACCTCCGATCACGAAGCCATGGCCGCCGCGCTGGATTCGGGCGACGCCATCGAGTTCGCCCGGCTGTTCACTGAGGCCCGCGAGAACTTCGCTGATGCGCTGATCGACGAAAAGCTGGCTGACCAGCCGTGGCTGTCGCGCGGCGCTGCTGCCGAGCAGCTGGCGAGGATCTACGCATGAGCGCCGTCATCCTCAGCCTCCGCCCGTTCCAGACCGCCCGCGAAGCAGCTCGCAGGGTCGGCTGGGACGACAAGCTGGTCATACGCAGCATTGCCCAAGAACAGGCCGAAGGCCGCGACGGCTACGACATTGCCGGGGCGCTGCGCCGCAGAGCGTGGGAGATCCGCAACGGCTATCGATCCGGCCCTGCAGGCCCGGGCGGTGCTGCATGAAGCGCTCTCGCGAAGCTGCAGGCCTTTCGGTTGTTGCTGCAGCTGCCTGCCTGATCCTGGGCGCGCTGATCGCCGTGCTGGTGAGCGCCGGAGGTGCAGCGTGATGGACGACAAGGACTTCATCGCGGCCATGCAGATCGGGCTGCCGCAGATCAAGGCGCCAGACCCGCTGGACTCGCTCGAAGCATCCGAAGGCGTGTGCGCGCAGGAAGGTGACGAATGATCCGCCTCGCCGTCTACGGCCTGCTGCTGGTTGTCTTCGCCGACATGTTCCGCAAGGCACTGGCGGTCCGCGCCGACTCGTTCGTGCTGCCGCTGCTGGCCATTTGCATCTTGCTTGTGGTGCTGATCGTCCGCCGCTGGCGGCACCTGTACCGCCGCATCACGCGCAACCGCACCGGCTTCATCCGTCCGCGCAGCTTCCCTGCCCAGCGTAAGCGCGACATCCGCTGATCCACTCGCCGGAGTCACCGGCACCGCCCTTCAAGGAATGACCATGAACCAGCCAACCCTTTCTATTCCCAAGGACATCATCGAGCCGATCGTGCAGGCAAACATCACTGCCGCTATTGCTGGGGCGATGGGGCCTTCGGGCGAGGTGATGCGAGCCGCAATTGCCTCAATTCTCTCTACCAAGGTCGATTCCGACGGCAAGCCGTCGAGCTATTCCCATAGCAGTCACAAGACGTGGATCGATTGGGCTATCGGAAACGCCATCAAGGATGCCGCGCGACTGGCCATTGAGGAACAGACGGAGTCGCTGAAGGAGTCGATCAAGCAGTACATCGCCAGCGAGCTCAAGAAGAAAAACTCGCCGATCGTGAAACAGATCGCTGACGGGATGCTGGGCGCTGTGTTCGACCCGAGCAACCTCCGCTACCGCCTGACGGTGCAGGCCGAAGGCAACTGACATCCGCTGATTCCCCGCTGGCCAGGCCGGCATACCAACGAGGCAATACCCATGTTTGAGCTGACCAACCATTTGGTGAAGGTGAAACACGCCTCACCGGTTTACGAGAAGCACGGAACCGAAGGCCATGCCACCGGCATGAAGATCCAGTTCGTGACCACCGTAAACCAGAACCTCCTGGACAAGTTCAGCCCCACGCTGAAGCACTGCCTGTTTCGCGCGCAGAAGACCAACGACCAGATGGATATGGAGTTCGACAACGATGGCCTGGTCATCGTGCAGCACCCGCGCTTGAAGCCTGCGCAATGGGATGAAGAGTTCCCGGGTTATGAGGTGATGCTGGGCGCCCCCGGCCTTGGCTTCGATGAGCCGCTGACATTCGTTGACGTGAAGCTGGACGGCATCGCCTTCCGGCCGCTGGAAGGCGGCTCTGTGGAGCTGGCGTGGCAGCTGTACGTCCACCCGGACAGCGAAGAGTTCGGTCCGATTTTCGAGCTGGTCAAGAACGAAGTCGAGCTGACCCTGACGCCGCCCAAGGCGCAGGCCCAGCAGCAGGAAGACCTGGCCGACGCGGCCTGATCCCCGAATCCGCCCGCCCCCTCGGGCGGTACCGCGGCAACTGGCCTCCCCTCCACGCGCCGCTGACAGCCCGGAAAGACGGGCGCCTATTCCCATAACGCCGGCCGCGCCGGCTGGAGCCGACATGAGCATCATCCGAGGCATCACCGAGCTGCATCCCAATGACCTGCAGTTCGTAGTAACCCGTATACCCAAGGACATCCGGTCGCTGCTGAAGGACGCCAACGTCTGCATCGGCGGCGGCTTCATCCGGGAAACCATCGCTGGTCAGAAGCCCAACGACGTGGACCTCTTCGGCGGCAGTGTCGAAACGCTGAAGCTGGCGGCAAAGCTGCTCAATGAGAAGCGGGAAGGCCGCCTCATTGAAACCGACAACGCCCTGACCCTGGTCACGGCCAACCGCATGCCTGTCCAGTTCATCACGCGCTGGCTGTTCGTTGATCCGCGCGAGGTCATCGCGTCGTTCGACTTTACCGTGTGCCAAGCCGTCGTGTGGTTCGACCAGCTGACCGAGAAGTGGATGTCTGCCATCGGCGACAACTTCTACCGCGATCTGGCAGCGCGCCGACTGCAGTACACGCATCCGCAGCGCAATGAGGATGCCGGCGGCTCTCTCCTGCGCGTCCGCAAATTCCTTGCACGCGGCTACTCGATTCAGGCGCAGAGCTTTGCCGGCGTCGTAGCGCGCCTGGCGCTTGCTGTCGAATGGGACAAGGTCCATGGCGATGAAGCTCAGGCTACCCGCGTAATGACCGGCCTCCTGCGCGAAGTGGATCCCCTGCTGGTTGTCGATGGTGTGGATGTCGTGGACGAGCATGAGGTGTTGGAATGAGCGCCCTCCCTGCTGTTCCAAACCAGCCGCGCCAGCAGTTCGACCTAAGCCCGCAGACGTTCGAGCAGGCGCTGACCTTCTGCGATTACCTCGCCGGCAGTGACATGGTCCCCAAGGACTTCAAGGGGAAGCCGGGCAACTGCCTCATCGCCATCCAGTGGGGTTCCGAGCTGGGCCTCAAGCCGTTGCAGGCGGTGCAGAACATCGCCGTCATCAACGGTCGCGCGGCACTGTGGGGCGATGCTGTCATTGCCCTGGTGCGCAGCTCGCCGCTGTGCGAGTACATCACCGAGTCGGACGACGGCAACACTGCAACCTGCCGCGTGAAGCGCCGCGGCGAGGATGAGGAAGTCCGCACCTTCAGCATGGCCGATGCCAAGACCGCCGGACTGCTCGGCAAGCAAGGTCCCTGGACGCAGTACCCGAAGCGCATGCGGCAGATGCGCGCCCGCGCCTTCGCCCTGCGCGACGTGTTCCCGGACGTGCTGCGTGGCATGCCGATCGCCGAAGAGATCATGGATATCCCGGCATCGGAGCCGCACCGCACGACGGCCACGGTCGTCTCCAGCGAGCCGGCCGTGTACTCGGCCGACAAGTTCGCAGAGAACCTGCCGAACTGGCGCGGCGTGATTCAGTCGGGAAGCAAGAGCGCCGACGACCTGATTGCCATGGTCGAAGCGAAGGCTAAGGCCCGCATGACCGACGAACAGCGCAAGCAGCTGCGCCAGTGCGAAGCGGTCGACGTAGCCGAAGAAGTGACCGAGCGGCAACCCGCTGCAACTGAGCCGACCAACACCGAAACCGACAACGGCCCCATCGACTGGGACAACGAGGAAGACCGCGCATGAAGATCGTCAACCTGATTCAGGGAACCGCCGAATGGCACGCCCACCGCGCCCAGCACCACAACGCCAGCGACGCCCCGGCGATGATGGGCTGCAGCCCGTACAAGACCCGCGCGCAGCTGGTGCGCGAAGTGGCGACCGGCGTTGCCCAGGAAGTGGATGCCGCCACGCAGCGTCGCTTTGACGACGGCCACCGCTTCGAGGAACTGGCCCGGCCGCTGGCCGAAGAGATCATCGGCGCCGAGCTGTACCCGGTCACCGGTACCAACGGCAAGCTGTCGGCCAGCTTCGACGGCCTGACCATGGACGGCGAGACGGCGTTCGAGCACAAGAGCCTCAACGACCAGCTGCGCGCGGCGATGGTAGATGGCTGCACCGGTGCTGATCTGCCGCTGTTGTACCAGGTGCAGATGGAGCAGCAGCTGGCAGTAAGCGACGCGAAGCGCGTGCTTTTCATGGCGTCGAAGTGGAACGGCGAAGAGCTGGTCGAAGAACGCCACTGCTGGTACGTCAGCAACGCAGAGCTTTGCGCGAAGATCGTCGCCGGCTGGGAGCAGTTCGAGGCCGACGTGGCGGCCTATGACCCTGCCCCTGTCGCGGAGCCAGTCGCTGCCGGCCGCGCGCCGGACCAGATGCCGGCCCTGCACATTGAGGTGACCGGCATGGTCACCGCATCCAACCTCGCGGAATGGAAGGAGCAGGCCATCGCCGTGTTCCAGGGCATCAGCACCGAGCTGATCAGCGATCAGGACTTCGCTGATGCCGAGAAGACCGTGAAGTGGTGTGGGGACATCGAGGACCAGCTGAAGGCGGCCAAGCAGCACGCCCTCAGCCAGACCCAGAGCATCGACCTGCTGTTCAAGACCATCGACGCGATCGCCGAGGAAGCCCGTTCCAAGCGCCTGGCGCTGGAGAAGCGCGTCAAGACCCGGAAGGACGAGCGCCGCACCGAGATCGGCAACAACGCGCGCCGAGCTGTTCAGGACCACGTGCGGGCCATCAACGAGACGCTGGGCCAGCACTCCATCCCGGTGCCGGCCACGCTGATCTCCGACATTGGTGACGCCATGAAGGGCAAGCGCTCGTTCGACAGCATGCAGGAAGCGGTGGACGCCGTGGCCGCCAATGCGAAGGTCGAAGCCAGTCAGTTTGCTGACCGCATCCGGGCCAACATGGCCATTCTCGAAAGCCACGCCGAGCACGCCACCCTGTTCGCTGACCGCGTGCAGTTGTGCGCCGGCAAGGCGCCGGACGACCTGCGCAACCTCGTTGCGGCGCGCATCGCTGAGCACCAGCAGGCGGAACAGGCCCGCCTGGACGCCGAGCGCGAAAAGAACCGGAAGGAGGAGGCACGCGCGCAGAAGGCCGCAGATGACGCCGCCGCAGCAGCTGCAGCTGAGCAGGCTGCCCAAGCAGCGCAGACGGTAGCGGCCCAGCAGATGCCCGAAGCGGCTGCCGCGCCGGCAGCGGCCCCGGGGCGCACCGCCCCGACGGCAGTGGCCAGCGCCCCGGCACCGACCACCGCGCCGCGCGAGGTCGTCAAGATCAAGCTGGGCGACATCAACGCGCGCATCGCCCCGCTGTCGATCAGCGCCGACGGGCTGGCCCAGTTGGGGTTCAAGCCGGTCAACGCCACCGGAGCAGCCAAGCTGTACGACCAAGCGCAGTTTCCGGCCATCTGCCAGGCCCTGATCAATGGCCTGCGCGATGCAGCCGAACAGTACCCGCTGGCGGCCTGACCATGGACCGCGCCACGTACCGCACCGCCGGCATGCTCGCCAAGCTGCGCCGACCGCAGCCCGCCCACATCACGGCTCGGGACATGCTGCGCCGACACCTGCACGACGCGGGCCGAACTCTGGATTCGCTGGCCACTGCATGGAACTGCAGGCGCTTCAGCGTGTGGCGCATCTTCCAGCGCACCGAGCGGCCGCTGCAGCCGCATCACGTAGAGGGCGCGATTACCGCCCTCTCCCTGGACGAGTTCGACGCCAACGAGTTGCGGCTACGTGCCGCACGCGAGGCCGGCTGGGCGATCGATCCGCGATTTCTGATGGAGCAGAGCAATGGGTGACATGGGCGAAACCTTTGCAGCGATGAAGGCTGCGACCAAACAACACCGCGCCGAAATGCTTGAACAGGCCGATACCTCGGGCTGGGAGCAGCTGACCGAATGGCACTACCGCCGTCAAAACGGCAAGACCCGCGTCGATTGGTGGCCGAGCGGCGGCAAGGCTCAGGTGTTCGTGAAAGGTAGCGGCAAGCCCCCGCGCATGGTCTATGGCCACAGGAACGTCAATGCGCTGATTGCACGATTGAAGGAGCAGGCCCATGGCTGACCGCAACCGATTCACCCGCCGCCAGCCCGGTAAGGGCAATGGCCTGACCTGGGCGCGCTTCCCCACTGTCGATGGATCCGCCGTGATCTACCGCCTGTGGCGCCGCGACCAGAACCGGAAGCCGCACCAGCAGCAGAAGACGTTCTTTACCGACGCCGACCCCGCACACATTGCCAGCGTTCTGAAGCGTGCCAAGCGCGAACTGCGCGACCGCGTGGACGAGATCGACCTGAAAGCTATGGAGGAAGCAGCATGAACAGCAACGGATTTTCAGCAGCAGACATGAGCACGGCAGTGGCAAATGGGCATGCCGAGGGCTATCAGACTGGGTACGCGGATGCAGTGAAGGCGGTTGAGGTTGGCAAGCCCGCTGCAGCGCAGGAGGCAGATATGGTCCTAATCCCTGCCGAAAGTCTGTCCGAGATGATGCGCGAACTGGAGGGTCGCATTGGTGCTGCCAAGGCGCTTTCAGATCACGAAGAACATCTCATGACCCTGATCGTGGACGCATATGAGCGAGTCGAAGCCGCCCCCGTCGCCGCAGCGTCGGTTGATCTGGACGCGCATGGATTGCGTGCGTTGGATCTCTGCGTACGCGACCTTCGCAGGCTGATTGAGCTGTCTGACGACTTCGCGTTAGACGAAATGCAGATTCAATCGTTGCTGACAGCCATCGAGTCGATGGAGCTGCGCAAGGTAGCAAGCCCCCCCGCAACGCCGGGTATAGACCTTGAGCAGTTCCGCAAGGCAGTCATGGTCTATCGCAACTTCTCACGATCCAATGAAAGCGAAGCCAATCGCCTGCTTGCCCTGATCGACGCCAGCCCCAAGGGCGGCAGCGACTCGCGGTACTTCTCTGCCGATCCGGCGACTGGTGAGTTCACAACACACGACACGCTCCAGGCAGCTATCGATAGCGCAGAGTCGATGCTCTCGGACGCTGGGGATGATGCACATGAAGCGGGCTGGACCGATGACCCGCCGCAGATTTGCTATGGCGTCGTGTTGGGCGGGTGCATCGAGGTCGCAGGAAGCCGCAAGCCCGCCCCCGAAGGCAGCGAGTTCGCAGAGTACGTGGAGTTCAAGCTGCAGGCCACCAGCGCCGAGGTGGGGGCGTGAGCCGCCTTTACTGCGGACGACCTGAGTGCCGCGAATACCTTGGTTCGCTCGGAAGCGATCACTGCAACCTGTGCGGCTGGTCCGAGCCTGACAATTGGCAGGACGACGACAGCGACGATGACGAGCAGCCCACTAGCCACGGCGCGGGGGTGTCGGATGCATAAGACCTGCACCAAATGCGTCCGCTCCCTGCCGCTGCAGCAGTTCAACCGCGCGGGGAAGCAAGGCCGGTCAGGCGTGTGCGTGCCGTGCACCAACGACATGCGCAGGCTTCGCGCTCCACTGCCCGACCAGGTGCCTGACATCGAGCAAGTCCGCATCAACAACGCCGCTGCCCTGTGGTTCGGGCCTGTGCGGCCGCAGCCGAGGTATGCGGTATGAGCGCCCCTGAAGCCATCGACCACGTTGCCGTCGGCCACGACCTCGCCCGCATGTCGGGCGTCAACTTGGCCAAGGCCCGACCCAAGACGGTGCGGATGTGGGAAGCGCGCGGCTTGGCGCTGATTGCACTGCGCCGCGGCGATCTGGAAGAGGCCCAAAAGATCATGCGGCCATTCAACCGCAACAAGAGCGCCCGCGCGGCGCTGGAAGGAGAGACGGCATGAAGCTGATGCTGGCCCACAAATGGGCGGAAAAATACTTCGATGAGGACAGCCGACCTGATGCCCAGCTGCTGGGGCGGTGGTGCCGGAATGGGAAGATCCCGGCAACCAAGGTGGTCGGCCAGTGGTACGTCGATGAGCATGCCTGGCTGGCTGGTGGCGACGACCTGGTCGCCAGCGTCTTGGCGGCGGCGTAACTTGCCATGATGGGACGTGCACGCAAACCGAGCCGCCGGGACTGGCCGGCGAACCTGTACGCGCACCGCGACGGGTTCAAGTACCGCCATCCGATCACCCGGAAAGAGCATCCGATGGGCAAGGACAAGGCCAAGGCCTTCGCCGCCGCCAAGAAGCTCAACGCGCTGTTGCTGCCGGGGAATGACCTGGTGGGCAAGGTGCTGACCCCGGGCGAGACCGTGGCCGACGCCATCAAGGTGTTCCGCACCGATGACATCCCCGGCCGGAAGTGGGCGCCGAAGACCGCAGAGGTCTACGAGAGCGTCATCCGTCGCATCGAGTCAGGACTGGGCGTCACCCCGGTGGCCGACGTGACGGTGAAAGCCTGCGCCACCTTCATCCGCGAGGTCACCCCGTCCGAGCGCGCCCGCCAGCAGTTCCGGCTGGTGCTGGGCTGGATTCTGGCCTGCGCAGTCGAAGAAGGCTGGATCGACACCAACCCTGCCCTGGCCACGCGCAAGTTCTCGCACAGCCGCAAGCGGGAGCGCCTGACTATCGACGTATACCGGGCAATCTGGGATGCCGCCCCGCAGTGGGTGCGCAACGCCATGGACCTGTCCCTGCTGACGCTGCTGCGCCGGGAGGACGTGGTATCGGTCAAGTTCGCTGACGTGCGCGACGGCGCCATGTGGGTGGTGCCGTCCAAGACCGAGGACTCCACGAACGTGCGCCTGCAGATCGCCGTCGCCGGCCCGCTGGCCGACTTGCTGGCCCGCTGTCGCGATGCCGTGGTTTCGCCCTATCTGATCCACCGGCTGCCCGAGAAGGCACGGCCCAGCAACATGCGAGCCAAGGACCGCGATCATCACACCCAGGTGCTGCCGGAGCAGCTGTCGCGCGCGTTCGCCACGGCACGCGATGCGGCCGGCATTGATGGGGACAACCCGCCCACGTTCCACGAGATCCGCAGCCTGGGCGGCGCGCTTCTGAAGGAAGCTGGTTGGACCAACGAGCAGATCCAGGCGCTGATGGGCCACAGCAACGTGGCAATGACCGAGCACTATCTGGGCGGCCACGAAGCGCCATGGCAAGCCGTCAGCACCGGCATTTCATTGCCGCGATAG